TGACTGCGGGCAGTTTGTGGATTTCTATCGCATTGTCTTTCGTGACGAAAAAGAAATGGCTTGGTTTCTATTGAGGTGGTCATGAGAAAATATGATATTACTGATCATAGGGATATGATTGACGTAGCTAAATGGGAATGGCTAACTACCTTATTAAAAAAGGATCAGTATAAAATACACAATGATGGGTTCTTGTTAGACTCTTATCATGTATCATTTCCTGATCCAGCTGCGGAAACTTTATATTTGCTGAGGTGGGCATGACAGTCTACTTTGGAAAGACAGCACACATACGAATTCCAGATGACGAAGAACCCAACTTCACATGGTGGGCAGATTACACGTGGGACAAAAATACAGAGTTATGGACCTGCCGCCCGGGATCGGATGCAAACTCTGGGTTCTTTCATAAACACAACTTTCCGTATAGTATGACCGATCAAGAAATGTTAGTAGTAGCGTTGAAATATTCATGATACAGCAACTTAAAGAACGATGGAAGGGTTATAAAGAGAAACGCTTCCTAGAGGCCCATGGTTGCAAGACTTGGCGTCAGTACGAGCGCAGGTACGATAGTGATGTTAGTTATTTGGCTCGTTCGGCCCACGCATACTATCATGGATATTCTCATTTATTTCCACTAGACCCGCAAGGACTTAGAAATTATGGGTTTACTGGCATTCACCCATATCATGACCTATGCGAAAAAATGATGGAATGGTGCGAACAAAATTGTCAAGGTAAGTGGCGCAATGATTGGCATCGCGGCTTTTGGGACCAACATGGTAACTATGAATTTAATGGAATAGGCGGCGGCGATATCATGTTCTTTGCCTTCAAGGAAGAATCTGACTATCTGTGGTTCACGTTGAGGTGGTCATAATGCCGTTTAGTCCTATGGATCAAAATGATAGAGCTACTGTTGAGCGACGATATATCAATTGCATTTATAAAATCGCCGTCAAAGGATATTTTATTCCAGACTGTAGTTGGATGGCAATGAATGTAAAAGGCCGATGGTATGGAAATAGCCGGTATTTTATGTTTGAGCTTGAGAAGGACGCTGTGATGTTTGCATTGAGGTGGTCTTGACTTACCAAGTAACTTTCCGTGAAGGTGAAGAACCTGAATGGTATGTGAAAGCATATGACAACGCTTGGGATAATAGATCAGGGTTCACTACATGGGCAAGTGTTTGGAATGAATATTATCCTGATACTGTGTTGACTCATTCTGTTAGAGACATAACTGTTACCTTCGAATCTGAACAGGCATTTACAATGTTTTTGTTGAGGTGGGTATGATTGATTGGGGTGACATCTTTGATGTGATCAGGGAAAGTTAAAAAAACTTCTAGGACCCGTATTCCGAAATAAGTAATCATAAGATTCGGAGAAATAATATGACATTAAGATACGCTCATTATAGCGTGGAGGAAATTCCGGCGCTTGAGGCTGAACTTGGTATGCTCACTGCTAGATTGGAAAAGCAGAGAACACTTGTTGCTGACTTACCGGCAGAAGACAAAGCAAAGGTTCACCTTGAAGCCTCGACTCTGTTGGAGCTTGAACGCAGTGTAGAAAAGCTAAGAGAAAAACTTCAACAGACAAAGAATGTTGCCTTCAATCGCAATCTGATTGGAAAGTTTAATGACATTATAGACAAGAATGATTGTCTTCGTGTTCGCTTCTATGACTGGTTGGCAACCAAACTAGAACATCTGGTAGTGCGTATTCGGAATCATGCTATGAAGATCAATAAGCCATGCGTTGTTAAGATTCCAGCGAGCAAAGCATCAGATTCTGAACCTGATTCAGGCAAGTATAAAACTACGCTTCGTAAAGACTTGACTGTTATGGCAAAAGAACATGCAAAGAAAGAAGCAGAATATAAACAGTTTCTGATTGAAAAGTTGAAACAAGGAAAATAATATGGCATTTGACATGCACGAACAAATGGATGCCGCTGCAAATGCGATCATCACCAAATATCTATTTGAAGAAATGTCACAGGAACTGTGTGACGCTATTATGGATGATCTTCTTAGAGTGTTTGGTCCCAATGCAGACGCACAGGTTACATTGGATACGGATGACCACAGCATTGAAATTAAGTTAAAAGATATTCTTACCAATGTAAGAACATATAAAGTCAGTAGACCAGAAAAAATTGAGGAATGATAATGACTAACAAAAAGGTAGCCATGATTGGTGTCGGTAAGCTTGGACAAGACTGTGCCGAAGTTATGGCGCAATATTATGACGTTGTAGGATACGATGTTGAGCCACGAACTCCTGCGTTTCCGATGCGAGATACAATCCAAGATGCAGTATCAGATAGAGATATTATCTTTATTGCAGCTCCAACTCCACATGCACCTGTTTACGGTGGCGAGACTCCCACGAGTCATCTACCTAATCAGGACTTTGACTACACTATTGTCATGGACATTCTTACAGAAGTTAACAAGTGGGTAAACCAAGACCAGTTGGTTGTACTCATTAGTACAGTGCTTCCGGGAACTGTTCGTAGTCATTTGCGTCCATGCATCACCAATGCACGATTCATCTACAACCCGTATCTCATTGCGATGGGTACAATCAAGTGGGACATGGCTAATCCTGAAATGGTGATCATTGGTACGGAAGATGGCTCTATTACAGGTGATGCTGCTGAGCTAATCGACTTCTATAAGGTATTCATGCAAAATGATCCTCGCTATGAAGTTGGTACATGGGACGAGGCAGAAGCCATCAAGATTTTCTACAATACTTTCATTTCAGCAAAGGTTGGCATTGTCAACATGATTCAGGACGTTGCTGAAAAGAATGGAAACATGAACGTTGATGTAGTGACCGGCGCCCTTGCACGTTCAAATTATCGTATCACTGGTCCAGCTTACATGACTGCTGGTATGGGTGACGGTGGTGCTTGCCATCCTAGAGACAACATTGCTCTACGCTACATGGCTGAACGTTTGGGTCTTGGATACGACTTGTTCGATGCAATCATGCGAGCAAGAGAAGTTCAGGCAGAAAATATGGCTCTCAAGTGTCTTGAATACGGAAAGAACGTTACCATCGTCGGTAAGGCTTACAAACCAGGGGTTCACTACACGAATGGTAGTTCCAGTATGCTAGTTGGACATTATGTCGAGCATCATGGCGGCACAGTTCATTATTATGACATTCATACCGGTGACATTGACCTCAGACAGGATGTTACGGATGTGTATTTGATCGGGTATTGGGAACAGTATGTAGATAATCTACGTTTCCCTGATCGTTGTACTGTAGTTGATCCTTGGCGCCGAATTACTGCTGAACAGCATTTAGGCCCTATTGTTCACTACGGTGACACGCGAAACCGTTCCAATTGAAATAATCTTTCAAACTAGTTGCCCAAAATAAAACACTATTTCTTGACAAACGCCTGAAATATAAATATATTGTGCAAGTAAGGAGAAAACATATGAAGAAACTTGTATCAGCACTAGTAGGTTTGTCACTACTAACTGCTCCGGCAATGGCAGATGCACGTTCTGAACATTGGCATGGTGGATATCACAGAGGCCCGGGCATTTTAGCTCCACTGATCATTGGTGGTATAGTTGGTGCTGTGATTGTGGACTCAACTCGCCCACGTGAAGTAGTTGTTGCGCCACCCGCACCAGTATATCACGCTGTGGTTGTTGCAAGTTACTACGATGTTTATCGCGGAACCTGCGAAGTTCGAGACACTTACGACCAGTATAATAATTTTGTTTATCGTCAGACCGTCTGCTACGGTAGATGATCAGACTTAGAATAGTCGAAGAACTGGATAACATTGAAAACGTAACAGAGTTGCTATATCAATGTTATCCGTTCTTTCAAATCGATGATCCTATCTTAGTTAGTGATCCTAAACACAAGAAAATCAAACTAGAAGAACTAAGCTTTCTAGTCTCATTACAAAACGCAACCAAACATTACATAATAGTAGAGGAAGAGGATACCCTAGTAGGATTTGCAGCATTAAACATGCTGGCACTACAGGGATTTTACTCATTATCATGGGTCGCTGTTCCCGAATCACATCGAGGACAAGGCATCGCTAAAAATATGGTTAGAGAAGCAATACGCTTTAGCAGAGCTAAGGGTCAAGAAGTAGTACTATCCACAGAGATTCCCGACTTCTATGAAAACTTAGGATTCAGTATAAGTAATGAGTTCAAACCGGGCTGGTATTTGATGTCAACCAGTTCAATGAAGGGAGAATGACATGAAAGTGAAAACTTTGATTCAACAGATGTACGAAGCAATTAGTCGTAAGGATATTGCTAAGCAAAAGGAACTCTATCTAAAGATCACTAAGAAGAGTCTTAAACACAAGAAAACCCATGCGGTGCAGTAAAATGATCAATCGTTTTATTGAAATTAACGAAAAGTATAATCCATTCAACGTGTTTGTGCGTTGGATTTGTTTGAAAGCTAAGATATGAAACTTAATCCCGGCTTAGTGGCGAAAGAAAGATTCTTCGTTGAAGGCCATCAATTACCTAAGTGCGTGAATCCAGGCTGTAATAGACCAGTGATGGTTCGAGACTGGAAAAACTGGTCTATCAAGTCTGAATGTGGTACCTGTTATAAGGCAAGAATTACTGGTTACTTCGGTCCAGCAATGGCAGGTATCACGATTCATAAGAAGAACTACTGTGAAAACATTGACGGCAGATTGGGCTGGCAGTGTCCGGTACAGAAAAAGGCCTGGACCGACTTGAACATGTTAAATGCTTTGGATTTGGAACATACTGACGGTGACCATTTCAATAACACTCCTGAAAACGTGACTACGTTTTGTAAGCTGTGTCATGGTAAAAAGTCAGCGAATAACAACGATTGTTCTAATCAGAAACTCTCAGCAAGAAGAATTACATATTAAGCTTGACATGTTTCCGTGAATCATGTATAAGTACAGTATCAGTTGGTTGAAAGCAGACAATAAAGGTAGACAAGACCCGGGGGCGGTACCCGGCAGGTCCACCATCTACGCCGGGTCTCGATTCGGCACTATAAGCGGGAACAGGAAAGCGCGCCTGTCCGATGGGTTTCCGGCATTAGCCCGGCATTACTCTACCCAGCCCGACGTAGTTGATGGGCCTGAACTAGGATCGATTGTCACGGAATAGGAAAGCCTAGACTGGTTGGTTAGTCGCATTATAGACTAAATAGAATTATCTGCAAACGATAACTCAACTATGGATATTGCCCTAGCAGCGGCATGATTTACCGGGGCCAGCCGGAGCCTATCAACAGAATCCGGCATCTTTTCGGTTGACAATCAATTTATACCCTAGTAAGAAACTGTCACTAGAAGGGATAAATATTATCATGAAGATCACCGAAGTCACTCAGCCCAGCGAACAGGCTCTCTTTGAGGCTATTGATGCCAGCAATGATACTGGCTTCCTTACCGAAGATTTGGTGAAGATTGGTAAGGCACATAATGGGCAGTGGTCTGATCCTGTAGACGCAGACGAAATGATGCGTATTGTGGAATCTTGGACGAAGTAATGGTTAAGTTTCAGTGGTGTAAACTATTTCAGGATACCTTTACTGAGAAAGCAAAATTGAACCCTGAACTTAATAAGACGTTCAAGGAATTCCTTATCCTAAAGAGCCAGAATCCAACACAACCATATGGTTCACGAGACGCTTCCTTTAGCGGAGAAGGGAACTTTAACAGAGCAGTCCCCAAATTGCGTCATGCACATCTGATGCACGATCTTAACCTATGCTACACTATAAGCGGAAAAGACCCCACACTCATAAAACTGTATGGCGTATTCAAGCACGATGAAATGGGGACTGGGCAACCTGCAAACATTAAACGTCAGAAATCAGTAGCAACCGCAATGGCAAACCAGACATTTACTGATATGCCAACAGCACAGCAACAGCAACAAAAATCCAAGAATGATTCCTACAAGCAATCTGATTGGTATAGACAGCAAAACAAGTAATAGAAAACAGAGCTAGAATTTCAGGCAATAAGAGAGTTACTCTTGATAAATACAGAATGGACATCAAAGAACTTCATTCATTTAAACTATCTGACGCGGTAAAGTTTCACGACAAACTTAACCCGAAGCTTTGGGTAGACAATAAACTGGACCCAAAGGTTAGAAATCATCTTCTAGATGTAGCAGAAGATTTTATCTCAGAACTCGGTATTAAGGATGTCAACGTAGAAAATGTCACTGTCTCCGGCTCTAACGCAGCATATTCATACACTCCTCACAGTGATCTTGACCTTCACATTGTAGTGGACATGTCCAAACTTCCTGATAATGAAGTTTATCAGGAACTGTTCAAAGCAAAGAAAACTCTATACAACGATGCCCACGACATTACCGTTCATGGTGTTCCGGTAGAAGTATATGTGCAAGATTCCAATTTACCAGTCGTGTCTCTGGGTGAGTACAGTATTTTACATGACCGCTGGATCAAGCATCCCATCAAGCGTAGAGCAAACTTTGACCAAAATGCAACCAGAGCAAAATATGAGAAGCTGGCAGACCTGGTTGGTCTAACCATGAAAACTAAGGACCTAAAAAGAGTCGATGATGTCCTTAAGCTAATCAAACGTTACCGCCAAGCGGGCCTATCAAAGGGCGGAGAGTTCAGCCCAGAGAATCTTGCTTATAAGGCTATTAGAACACAGGGCGGAATAGACAAGCTATATGATCTAAGTGACAAGCTGCATAGTCAGGCACTGAGCATCGAAGAGGCAGGCACCCGCGATGATGCACTGCTAAAAATCAAAAAGCTACAAAACACTACAGGTAGAACTCCATCCGAGATTGAAAGCATCACGCGCATCATTGAAAAAATGATGAAGCAATACAATATCAAACCAGAAGAAATCGGTCGTCATCAACCGGTTGATCCATTCAAATCTAAGCTGGCTAAAGCCGCTTATGAGAAGCAAATGGCTGCTGCTGCAATGAAAGATGAATGGGAACGCTTCAAGCATGGCATCTTTGCTGAGGAATCCATGTATGGCCGCGCAGATGATGACGAGTCCGAAGTGGTGCATCATGTAACTCCTCATAAATTTTCAGAATTTAATCCACTAAGTCATTTCGGCACTAAAAAGGCAGCAGGTGCTAGAGCTTTTGCATTGGCAACAGATTATGAATACGGTAAACCAAAAAAAGATAACGTTTTTAATGCACTAGCTGCTAGACTGAGACTGGGCAACGTAGTTGACATAGATGATACGAACACGCATACTGCATGGGATATCGCAAAATCTCTCTGTAGAAGAAACATTATTAGTAAAGAAGACCGCGATGCAGTGCCAAAGGAATCCGGCCCCGCAGCGGATAAAATTTTGTTGAATATCCTAAAGGTTTATGCCATAGACACCTTGCGTTATACTAACGACATTGAAGATCCGGGCTCAACCTCGTATATCATTACCGATCCGTCGCAGGTAAGAATCCTAAAAAGAAGCAATAACGCAAAAATAAATTTTGAAAAATACAGAAAATACAACAGTGATGCTTACTGGAGTCAGGATGACTTATTGGAATCATACACTACCAAACAGCAAGTGATTGATCACTTTGTCAGGTCAGCAAAATATCGCGGCGAGGATGTGAACCTAGCAGCACGAAAAGGTGCAGCAGCATGGGAACGTGGTTGGAGAGGTCCAAAGCCTAAGAAACCAGCAGAAATCAAGCCATACGATCCTGAACGCTACAAGAATATTCGTCTTCCATATATTGACGAGTCCGCTGAACAGGATATCATGTATCACGTTACTCCTACCAAAAATCTTCGTTCTATCATGAAGAACGGATTGAGACCACAAATAGGAGACCGATCAGCTAAACTGCATGGCGAAGAGAATGGTATCTTTTTGTTTCCTACATTAGACGATGTGGAAGATGCAGTTTCAAACTGGTTAGGTGACGAGTTTGATGAAGATGAAGACTTGACACTACTAGCCATTGATGTATCAGGATTGCCCCTAGTTGACAGTAATGCCGGATATGAAAAAATCGCAAAAACTGCGATCAGTCCCGATAGAATTTCAGTGTCAAACGAGTTGATGCTAGAAGACTCAGGACAAGATGACATAGCAGATAAGATCAAGTCTCAGTTTAATCTCAAGCAATTTATTGTAACTCCGAGAGGTGATGATCTTGTACTGGATTCACTGATCGTGGGAAAAGAAAATCAGGGCAAAGGTCTAGGAACCAAAGCCATGCAAGAACTTATAAAATATGCAGACAGCACTGGTAAACGAATCATACTGACTCCTGGTCTAGAAAACAAAACTCATGGAACGACTTCACGAGCTAGGTTAGTGAGGTTTTATAAAAGTTTAGGATTCAAAGAAAACAAGGGTAGAAGTTTAGACTACGCTATGGGGGCGGGTAAGATGTATCGCGGTCCCCAATCCTCACTATCAGAAGCCTCAGTCAAACTCTATACAGACCCTAACTATTTCGGTGCTGAGGTAGACGACACAAATTTGAAAAATCTACCCACAACAAACATTCCTTTGGATAAACTTGTTTCGTATGAACCAGACTCAAAGATGAACCAAGAAAAAGCAAAGGCAAATGTAAGGAAGATACTACAAGGGCTAAGTAAAGGCGAAAACATTCCTCCTATTTTAGTTCGCAAGTATAAGAACGGCTATCAAGTGTTAGATGGTCATCATCGTTTCTACGCATATAAACTATTAAAGAAAAAAACAATTCCTGCACAGATCGTCTCTGATGATGAGATTGAGACTGTAAATGAAGCCTCAGGGTATAACGAGATTGAGTTTGTGTGTGTAAACTCTCAAGTTCCGGGAACATCTTTAGATGCACAGAGGGCATTGTATAAAGATTTGAAGAAACTTAAAGGAGTCATTCCTCTATACCAAGATTGGAGTGAGCAGGGTTTTGAACAATTGAGCCTAACTGCAATTTACAAAGATCCTGCATTGAAAAAAGAAATACTATCTCTAGCTAAACATCATGGGGTTAAAGTTGACCTTATCAGACAGGTTTCTGATGACTATGTTGATCGTGCATTGAGTGGAGATCATGACTATCAGATTTTAGAAGCCTCAGGTTACATTCCATCAGCAAAAGAAAAGAACGATCCTCGCTTCAAGACCGCACTCACTGTAGATGTCAAGCCAGATTCCATTAAAGACAACGCAAAAAGGCTTGGGTCCAAAGTCTCACGCGCGGGCATCCCTCCTCAGGCAAACCCAAACGGTAAGATCGCTGAGAACCTGATGAAAGAATGGCAATCATTCCTAGCAGAAGAACAACAAGAACTCTTCCCGGGCTATGATGAGCAGCACAGAGAAAAGCGTTTAAGCAATTGGCTAGCTAAGTCATGGGGCGTTATAAACGGCAAGCCCCAAATATTCTATCACGCCACTACCAAAGACTTTGACAAGTTTAACATTCACGGGAGGGGTGCATCAAGTGTATTGGGCATGACATTTGATGTTGAGCGTCACGGTTCCTTCTTTGCAGTAGACCCAAAGTTTGCAGAAATCTTTGTTGAGAGTCCAGCCACTGGAGAATTAAAGCCGGGCGCTAGAGTTATTCCTGTACATCTTTCCATCCAATATCCAATTGATTTGCGTGACAACGCACTATCAAGAATGTTGAGCGACGAAGAAACCAAAGAGGAGTTTAAGGCTCATGACATTGATCTAAACTCAATCTACAATCATATGTACGAAGATCAACGCTGGGAACTGTTTGATGGGCCAGAAGGCGCAGAGTTTGTCGAGAACCTACAGAAGCTAGGCTTCGACGGAGCTATCATCAACGAATCAATTCCTAATGATAGCAACGCTAAGTCGGGTGAAGTTTGGGTCGTATTCAATCCTAATCAAGTAAAGTCTATTCACAATCGCGGATCCTTTAGTCCAGACGATCCTAGACTGATGAAAGAATCTTCGTCATTAGAATATCTAGGGAACTGCACCGAAGACGATGTAGTAGATGACATCTTTGGTAGTGTGAGTGAATTTGCTAGAATAGTTGAAGAACACGGGGATGACTTTACGCTAGGCAACCTAGTTGTCAAATACGATGACGATGAAGACATCCATCATTTTTACAAAAAATAACGGTTGACAGTTACCCAAAAATAGAATAGAAATTGGGCATGACATACGAATTTGAAACAGCCGAACAAGCCCGAACTGTCATCGACAGTCTTCGCCGCCGCTATCTGCGTTTGCCGCATAACAGCGACACGTACCGTCTCATTCAAAATCTTGACAAATTGATTACTGACCTCAGTAAGATGGAGGTTGCTGCTCGCAGTGTTCGCAACATCCGTAATCATAGTGTCAGGATTGCTGCTGAGCGTCAGAAGCAAGTCATTGTAGATGCAATCAAGCGCATTGACCAACTCATGCTCATTCAGCAATTGATGGCATAAAAAATCTCCAAAAAACAAAAAACTGGTTGACTCGTACTCAAACACACGTTATACGTCAGTTCATAGAGAGCAACAACGAAACACTCTCTCTATATTCTTTTAATCTTAAGGAGCTTACAAATGTCTCAAGTATCTGACACTCTCACTGTTACCTCGATTCAGGCCCGTAAGGCACTGCTCACCGCGTTCAAGGCAAAGCGTCCCGTCTTCCTCTGGGGCCCTCCGGGCATCGGCAAGTCGGAAGTCGTTCAGGAAATCGCTGACGAACTCGGTGGTTACATGTACGATATGCGTATGGCGCAGATGGAACCGACTGACGTTCGCGGTATCCCCTTCTTCAACAAGGAAATCAGCAAGATGGATTGGGCTGAACCCGTCGATCTGCCGAGCGAAGAAGTCTGCAAGAACTATCCGATCGTCGTTCTCTTTCTTGACGAAATGAACTCGGCTCCGCCCGCTGTTCAGGCTGCTGGTTATCAGCTTATTCTCAATCGTCGTATCGGCAAGTACAAGCTGCCCGACAACGTTGTGATCGTCGCTGCTGGTAACCGCGACAGCGACAAGGGCGTTACGTATCGTATGCCGATGCCGCTTGCTAATCGTTTCGTTCACATCGAAATGCGCTACGACTTCAACGCTTGGCAGCAGTGGGCTGTTAACAAGGGCATTCACAAGGACGTTGTTGGTTATCTTTCGTTCTCGAAGCAGGATGGTTACGATTTCGAAGCTAAGTCTTCGTCTCGTGCTTTCGCTACTCCGCGTTCGTGGTGCTTCGTCAGCGACCTGCTGAACGATGAAGATGTTGACAACGACACGCTGTTCAATCTCGTTGCAGGTTCGATCGGTGATGGTCTCGCTACGAAGTTCATGGCGCACCGCAAGGTTGCTGGTCGCATGCCGAACCCCGCTGACATTCTCTCGGGTAAGGTCAAGGACCTTCAGGTCAAGGAAATCTCTGCGATGTACTCGCTGACGATTTCGATGTGCTACGAACTGCGTGACGCATTGCAGAACAAGACTGCTGACAACAAGAAGTTCCACGAAATGGCTGACAACTTCTTCGAGTACATCATGAAGAACTTCGAAACGGAGTTGGTCGTGATGGGTGCGAAGATCGCTCTCAAGACTTACAAGCTGCCGATTGAGCCTTCTCAGTTGAGCAACTTCGATGAGTTCCACAAGAAGTACGGCAAGTACATCGTGGAAGCAGGCAACTGAGGCAGTTGCAGCTCCTAAGGGGAGGGTCTAGACAGCCCTCCCCATTTTCTTTGGGATATTAATTATGCTACTGACGCTACTAATCACTGTTGCCCTCATCATTTCCGGAGGCCTTTTGGGTGCTGCTCTGGGAAAGTTTATTTTATGGGCCTTAGAAAAAATCATTTTTTGAGTTGACATTAGCGCAAACCCGCGCTAAGATCGCTACACAAACAAAGAAAGGCATCTACGATGACTACCAATACTACTGCCCCTAAGAAGTCGAAGCGTTCGCGCAGCAAGAAGTTCGAAAATCTTGTGGGTCCGACTGATCCGAAGGTCGATCACATTGCTCGTGAACGTCTGGTCACTGCTCGTATCGGTCTTCTGCTTCGCCATTCGTTCTTCGGCAATCTTGCTACTCGTCTCACGCTTGTCAATGCTGACGAATGGCTGACTACTGCTGCAACTGACGGTCAGCGTTTCTATTACAACTCGCGTTTCATCAACATGCTCAAGACGAAGGAAGTCGAATTCCTCGTTGGTCACGAGGTGCTGCACGTTGTGTACGATCATCTTGGTCGTCGTGACAATCGTGATCCTGAAATCTGGAACATCGCTGATGACTACGCTGTTAACGCTGACTTGAAGCGTCACAAGGTCGGTGAGTTCATCACTACTGTTCCTTGCTTGTATGAAGCCAAGTATGAAAACTGGGCTGCTGAGGCTATCTATGATGACCTCATGAAGAACGTTCAGTACATCAATGTTCAAGACCTTCTGGACAAGATGCTGGACGATCACATCGACGGTGATGGTGATAGCGAAGGTGAAGGCGAAGATGGTAAGGATGGCGAAGGTCGTAAGGGCAAGGGTCGTCCTCAACTGTCTGAGGCTGAGAAGGAGCAGATTCGTCAGGAAGTCAAGCAGGCTATTCTGAACGCTGCTTCGACTGCCGAAGCTGGTTCGATTCCGAAGGGCGTTGAACGCATGATCAAGCAACTCACTGATCCTGTCATGCCCTGGCGCGAACTGCTCCAGACTAATCTGACCTCTGCTATCAAGTCTGACTATAGCTGGATGCGTCCTTCTCGTCGCGGTTGGCACATGGATGCTGTCATGCCCGGTATGAATCCTGGTGAAGAAATCGACGTTGTTGTGATGATCGACATGTCGGGTTCTATTTCGATGAAGCAGGGTCAGGCGTTCCTGAGCGAAGTCGCTGGTATGATGGAAGCGTTTGACGGGTTCCGCATTCGTGTCGCTTGCTTCGATACTCGGGTGTACAACTTGCAGGAGTTCACTTCTGAGAACCTCGACACTGTTGATGAATATCAAATTCACGGTGGTGGTGGTACTGACTTTGATTGCATCTTCAACTTTCTCAAGGAAGAAGCAATCGTACCCGAACGTCTGATCGTTTTCACTGACGGTTATCCCTTCGGTTCATGGGGTGATGCTGACTACTGTGATACTACTTGGATCATTCACGGCGACCCCGATCCGAATCCCCCTTTCGGTGCTTGGGCGATCTATGACGATCACCGCAAGTAATGGCTAAGAATGAAATAATGCAAGTAGATGCTTCTCGTCGGGTGATTTTCGAATCACCTGACGGGGGCAAAACAATTTACAAGCGATCTTTTGATTCTCTAACTCGTGAACTTTATTGGGAAGATCCAGAAGTGCTTAAGCAACAGGAACTCGCTATACGCTCTCAGCGAATGATGCGTATCATTCGACTTGCAGAGACTAATCCAACTCTCCGTGATGCTCTAGAGAAGCTAGAAACGCTGTACTTATTGATTAAAGACCATGAAGAAAATAACTGACCTCAATCTATATCAATGGTTTCTGGAACGTGAAGTGATTTGCGTCCCTTCACATTTTGTAAAGGTCAAAACTCCCGTCACCCCAGAATCCGATGAATGGATAAGAGAAAAGCTTATCGGAAGATATGGCTTTGTTTCAAATGATATGTTCGGTAGAAGGTTCCCAGCATTTGAAGACCCTAAAGAGGCATTGTTCTATGAACTCACTTGGAGCTAACGTTGAGCTTTCGCGGCTTTCTCAGAAAGAATTAGAGAAACTTGCGGTTATTATGGCACAAGAATTGCAAAAAGCCATTGACGAAGAAATACTAGAGTCTTTAGTTCTACCCTGGGCAAAAATCGGAAAGCATGGTCCAACTGGTTGGAACGTGTATACTGTCAAAGTAGGAAGTATTTCGGACTGGATCGAGTCGCAGCCTCTTCACATGTGGAATCACGAGAATGAGAGTTACAATGGCTATACATTGCACTACGTTCTGAATCCTGAGTTGGAATCTTGGTTCCTTTTGAGGTGGTCATGACTGAACACTATAAAACCCCAAAGGTTGTATTCAGAAGCGTAGAGGGAGAACCCTTGCAGTTGCAATATGCAAATGCATACTATCCGGGTTGTTTCACTATGACTGGAATAGAATATGATAATCCGGATTATCACCGTATGTTGAAGTGGTGTGAAGAAAACAACTGCGGAAAGCCTCATATGTTCGACCGTCTTCTGTTTGAAAATGAACAACAGTTGACATGGTTTCTGGTCACTTGGTCTTAAAAATATTCAGATGTCAAAATCCTTATTAAATACAAGAGTCATAATAAGGAGACACAATATGAGTTTTTTGAGACATGTGGGGAAGCACGGAGACCGTAAGGTAGCGGTAGTATTTCGTGAAGTTCCCGGTGAGCCTCATATGTGCTTGGTAGTTTACACTGAGATTCTCGGACAGAATATTCACGATCCACTTGTAAAGTGCATCGAAAGCGATATCGGTCAGAACAGCGAAAACCTTGCCGACGCATTAAATCGTTCGTACACTAAGGATGGACATTTCATCCTGCAGCGCCTTCACAGTGAAGGTATGCTCAAGAAGGTCAACACGGAAAATATCGTAATGACCCCAGCACCAAATGTCAAGATCAAGTTGAATGAACTCAACAAGATTCTTGATGAAATGAAGATGGGCGAAGACGCAGTTAAGAGAATGGCAGAACTTGATAGCCAGCGTGGTATTCAGGATCCAGCAGAAGTTGCACGTAGAATGCGCGGAGATGCTTCATCTAAGCCAGTTGCTGCTTCTTCAAATGAAGCACTAGGTGATTCCACTCTTGCAAACAATCTACGCTCACAAGCAGAACGCATGAGCCGTGAAGCACAGGGACTACTAGCAGAAGCACAGCGCCTTCTTAACGAAGCTGCTGCTATGGATCCAGTTGCTGCTCCTACTGCATCTGTTGCGGTACCTGCTAAGAAATCACGCGGTCGTCCGAAGAAAACCCCTGTAGTAGCATAAGGCGCATATAAATATGTCGCCTGAGTTCATTCAGAAATGGGAGCGACTGCTAGAGGACGTTGATAAGCAGAAAATTCCAGTAGAGTTCATTAAAAAGCTAATTTTAAGGCTCGAAGGTCGTAGACAGCATACTATCAACATTCATCGGTTGCTAAGCCAAGGACTTGAACCAGATCAAATAGAAGAATTTATAAGTCGAAAGCTTATTGATCTAGATGATATGGTAACGGGGATTGAATTTATCCTCAACGTAGAAAGTATTGCAGAGGTAGTGCAACCTGAAACAGATAAATTACTAAGTGGATTATGAACCTTATACTCGCATGTGACCCAAACGGCGGTATTGGTTATGAAAACAGATTGCCCTGGAGTAAAATCCAGGGTGATTTGCCAAGATTCAGGCGCTTGACGACAGGTAAAATCGTAGTCATGGGCAGAAACACTTGGGATAGCCTATCGCAGAAATGTTTGCCAAATAGAATTAATGTGGTAGTAACTTCTACAGTATCAAACGTAGAAGGATGCCCTAACGTAATAACGTCTAACACCGATTTCTCAACAACCGATGATCGATATTGGTTAATAGGTGGTGCAAAGCTCATTGATGCGTGTTGGAAGTATATTGATGAGGTCCATCTTACCAAGGTATATGACCATTATACTTGCGATGCGTTCATTGATTTAACCCGATTAGAGCAATATTTTACTAAAGTTTATAGTGAAGTTTTTCCAGATCATGTGTACGAAATTTGGAAGATTAAGTCTTGATTATTGACCAACCTTTGCAGTGCTTGTGTTTTCCGTTAATAAGGTTTGAAATATTTGAACTGGGTAATTCATGTGCCTTGCTGAACTCACTTCTAGTCATCAGAACAGTTGTATCAGTTTTTGTATGATGCCAAGTATATATAGTGTGGTCATATCTGGTATGATTTTTACCGCTGCGTTTCTCTATGGCTTCCGGAGAATTGGCACATTTCAGCAATCGGGTTACCCACTCCGGATCATTTTGCATTGCATTAGCTGTGTTTATTCTTCGGATTTCCCGCATTCTAGCAGCCGTTTCAACACCATACCTATCTTCAAGTGTTTTCCCCTTGATTGCTTTAGAGGATGCTTCCCATGCTTTTTCCATGATATGCCTAGGTCTAGATTTACCAAACATTCCGTTTGCTGCCCCGAATAGCGGACCGCCATCGCCGGTCTCAGGTTTCAAGTTTGCCCAGGCATTGCTTTCAGTTACATTCCAAAGATCGCTGTAGTATTTTCCCCAGATTATTAGATTATCTTTGGTGTAGCATTCTTTTAGAATTTCGGTACTAATATCATTGCCGTGTTCTTTTAAATGTAATTTCCAATATTTACCTGATCCTAAGTATTTGTATGGGTCTTTTTTCTTAGTTTGGCACAGGTATTTTAGACCGGTGATATTGTGGGTCTTGACCATTAGGTAATAAATATTCATTGCTGATACTCCGAACAGTGTTAGAGTAGTTGGGAATCTCACCTCCGCGAACTACACTTTTATTTATACCTTTTTATTTGAAAATGACTACAGAAAGTGCTATATAATAGTCTATGAAACAGTATCATGAACTATTAAAAGACATATTAAATAACGGCGAAGAGCGCAATGATCGTACTGGTGTGGGCACTATCAGCGTGTTTGGTCGTCAGCTACGATTTGACTTGACACAGGGTTTCCCTGCTGTTACAACTAAAAAGTTAGCATGGAAAGCTGTTGTCAGCGAACTACTTTGGTTTTTAGAAGGGAGTAATGATGAGAGAAGACTTGCTGAAATTTTATACGGAAGGCCAGACTCAGGCCGTAATACAATCTGGACAGGAAATGCTGAGGCAGCTTATTGGCAACCTAGAGCAAAGTTCTCCGGGGATTTGGGCCGAGTATACGGTGTTCAGTGGAGAGACTGGGGTGGAGTCGATCAAGTCGCAAAGTTGATTGATGGATTAAAGAATGATCCAACTGGCCGCAGACATATCATTAGTGCATGGAACGTAGACGAACTTGATCAAATGGCATTGCCTCCGTGCCATGTAATGAGTCAGTTTTATGTGAGCAAGGGTAAGTTAAGCTGCCACATGTATCAGCGTAGCGTTGACGTATTCTTAGGTCTACCATTCAACATTGCAAGCTATGCACTTCTTACCCAAATGATTGCTCATGTATGTGATTTAGAGGTAGGTGAGTTGATCATCAGCACTGGCGATACGCATATCTACAGCAATCATGTTGAGCAGGTTAAGGAACAGTTGTCTCGTGAACCATATCCTCTTCCTACACTGTGGCTGAACCCAAACATTAAGGACATTGATAGTTTTACAATGGAAACAATTGACCTAGACAATTACAAGTGTCATGGTACAATCAAAGCGGAAATGGCAGTGTGACAGAAACAGTAGTAGTAACAGCACACACTTTTAGTGTAGGTGATGTCGAAGATCCTGATATCTATGCTGCTCAACCATTGTATGAATGGGAACAATCAGAAGCTGGTCAATGGATGATGAAGCATTCCAATCCTAAACCGAGTTGGCATCATTTAATGGACTCGGGATTCTATGGAACTTGTTATAGTATCCGAGGTTATCTCACCCCTGAACTTTACACTTATTGGAAGTTGAAATACGAATGAAAACCCGTGAAGAAATCATTGATAGTATGTGCATGACTTTTCGCCATGACTATGGTCTGGTAATTAGTGAGGATGATCGCATGTACTCTATCATGTCTGGTATGACTGAAAATGAGCGTAAGGCTCTGTGGCGTAGTATGGCACAAATTTTTGACAACGATATTGCTCCTCTTATAGAAGATGATAAGAGGATTAAAGAAGGTACTCACATTCCTATCCCCGCAAATGTTGAACAAGCTAAGGGGATGATCCTAGTAGCAGAGAATTACTTGAAGCACCATCAATAAAAAGAAAACATAGCATAAATACATGTGCTATGTTTTCATTTCTATTCGGACTCATGCTGAAATGGTTGATACACATGCTCATAGTAGTGGGTGTGGGTCTTCACATTGCTGCGTTTGCAATGGGCTTCGTTCGTTCCGCAAAACTATTTAAGTTGCCTGTTAGTATTCTAGGGTCAATCGCACTTGGCGTAGCTATCTACTTTTCAGGTGAACAAGCACAACAAAAGAAAATTGATGCCGAAGCAGCATTGCTTAAGGCAAAACTAGCCCAATCAGAAGTAAAATCTGCTCAGGTAAATACGCAGATTGTAACAAAAATTCTCACTAAAACCCAAGTCATACATGACAAGGGTCAGACTATTGTTACTACGATTCAGCAGGACGCACCTATACTAGATAAAGACTGCAAAGTTCCGCCGGAAGCAGTCAATCTTCACAACCAAGCTGCGTTGATAACAGGAGACAAAAAGTGAAAAAGCTATTAGCACTTCCTTTACTGCTGTTAGCATCTGCGTGTACTACCGCTATACCAGTCACTGTAAAGTTTCCCGATGCACCAGATGTATTGCGTCAACCATGTCCTCAGTTGGATACTCTAAAGAAAGATGATCCAAAACTAAGCGATATGATGACCACTGTTACTAACAACTATGTCAAGTACCACGATTGCTCATCCAAAGTAGATGCATGGAATGATTGGTACAAGACTCAGCAGGACCTGTACAACAAGACTGGCAAATAATCTTCCATAGATAAATAGTCTATAATACGGAAGATATCAATGTCTGCTACTCAACAAATTATCAATATTGGTGCTGCTCCTAATGACCAACAGGGCGATCCGTTACGTGTTGCATTCGGCAAAGTCAACAATAACTTCTCAAATCTGTTTGCAACATTCGTAAACACTAGCAACACCACTACAACCGGTAACACTGCGAACCAAGTAATATTTCAAACTGCTGCCAATACATTTACGCAGGGACAGTTCAATGTCCGCTCTAGTAACCCTGCAACAGCCGACGCACAAGACATTCAACTTTCTGCACAATTAAGCAACGATGGTACTATGGTGACATTCACTGGGTACGGTACTACATTTTTCGGCAATGCAGTTGCTAGATATGACATGAATATCAGCGGTGGAAACGTACAAATATTAGCTACTCCTCTTGTAATAGGTAATGTTTTGCTAGAACATTTCATATCATCGCAGGTTTCTTGGGTAGGTCAAAATCCTCCTGGTTTGGACATCGTACTAGACGGTTATACCAATTCTGTTCTAGAAACTGAAAACGCGAGAGACATTACAACTAACCAGTCAGGAAGCTAACAGGGTGTGTGTAATTATTGCAAAATACTTCAATGGTAAGGGATGGGTCGGGGTAAAAAACCGCGATAGAAACTATACCCCTGAGATTGGATTTGAAGTCACTGACGAAGACGGTCTTGAGCGACTATTGTTTTGTGATTCTGTGACAGGATACAAAGAAGGATTCAACAGCAACGGTGTCGCTATCCTTAGTGCCAGCTTAATGGTACACGATGATGAAAAAGAAATTACGAAAAGATCATCAAAGCATAGCCCTGATGGTATAAAGATTTCAGATGCTCTGTTGCAAGAAAATGCAGTATACGCCGCAAAAAAAGCAATTGAAAATGAATTGACTGGCAACACTATCATCTACGATAGAGACAATTTGTTTTTGCTGGAAGCTTGTAAAAGAGACAACAAATATCATTACGTCTGTAAGAAAATAGATCACGACCAAACTGTAGCTAGAACTAATCACGGTGTCTGGTTGCCATGGGCCGGCTATCAAAGAACACCAGATGATGAATCCCAAACCTTGAGTAGAATCAGTAGTGAAGCTAGAATGTTACAGGCAGAGGGTATTGTATTAGAGGCAGAAAATCCAAAAGAGATGGTTAATGGTATGTGCCAAGTTTATGTTGAAAACCCTCAGCTTAATGTAATGCGTACAAGCACCGAACGTAAGAAAATGAGAACTACCGCTCAGGAAATGATTATACCCAGTGAACGTACTTTGTATTGTCGCCCAATTTCAAGTCATATCGAATTTGACTTTTGGAACTTAAATAAGCCTCAGCGAAACTGCTGGGTAGAAATTCTAAGTAACAGAGCATTGTGGCAAGATACAAAGGGTGATCCGCCGTTTAGTTCTGACGGAATGAAGCATACTTCCGATAAATAACTATTACAAAGAGAGAATTTTATTATGAGAGCATGGGAATTTTTAACTGAATCGGTGTCCGATACTCCAGCAGAACCAGGTAGTTTTGGTGATAGCCAAATGGATGCCATTAAGGGTGCAATTTCTATGCCTGATATCAGTATCAACAAGACTAGTGGAAGTCCATACTTAGCTTGGAGATTTGGTGTAGCAATGGCAGGTGCCCCTGATTACCCAACTCCGCCTGTAGGACCAATGGCAGGTGATCCTCTATTGTCAACTTACTCAGACGTAGAACTAGAAATCATCAATAAAGCTGCTCAGGCAGTTGGTGCAGGTAGAATAAGAAAACTGAGTGACAACCGCAGTACTGAAATGGACAATACCAACAAAGTCAGTCCAGTACGTAAAGTAAAGAGCTACAAAAAATAATGAGAGCGAGCGAGTTCATCACTGAATCCAGTCATAAGTTGGACGCAGAATCATTCGGTAACGAAATGGGTGCGGTTAACACGTTTGACGATCAGAATATCAGCACGGGTAACTCTTATATGCATTGGAGAATGGGTATTGCTCTAGCGGGCGCCCCTGATTTCCCAACCCCGCAGACAAATTTCTTGGCCGGGAATCCTATGTTCCATGCTTACACTGATGCAGAGCAAAAAATGCTTGACTTTGCAGCAAAGCAAGTAGGAGACAAAAGCGGTCGCAAGTGGGCATCTTCAAAAAGCAAAGAACGTGAAGATACCAACAAGCTAAGCCCTACACGTAAAGTCGGTGACTACAGAAAAAAATAATCTGTTTAAATACTCTGCATAAGTAACTTTATGGAAACGGTGGCTTATGTATACAAGTGGGTTCATATACCTACTGGCAAATGGTATATTGGTTCTAGGACCCGAGTTGGTTCCCATCCAGATGATGGATATTACTGTTCTAGTAAAATAGTTAAGCCTCTCATTATTGCAAATCCCAAAGAATGGAAACGTGAAATACTTGCAACAGGCAATCCATTGGAAATGAGAGATTTAGAAACTAAGTTATTGCAAGATGCTAATGCTAAGCATGATGAAAATAGTTTTAATCAACATAACAATGACCGTTCTCCGGTTAGGACCGGAATACCACACACGCCGAAATCTATTGAAAAAATGAGAGGACCTAGGCATTCTTTGGGTCCGCAGTCTCCGGAGCATATAGAAAAACGCATTGCACCTAAGCGCGGCGTTCCTAGACCTGATCTTAGTAATAGCAACCGTGCCCGCACTGGTGAGAAAAATCCAAATTTTGGCAAAACACAATCAGATGAATGGAAGTTAAAAAATAGCTTAGCTAACCGAAAACCAAAGAAAAAAGCATCCTGTCCACATTGCGGTGCAGAAGGCGGAGAAGGCATTATGAAAAGATGGCATTTCGATAACTGCAAATTTAAGAAAGAAAATATATGATAGATATTAATCAAACACTGGATATTATTAAACTTCGCTTTTACAATGAATGGCTTTATACTGCCCACATCTATGATGAGGGTCCAAGTGAATTCCATAAGAAGCTCACTGAGCAGGTAGTAGAAACCTACATTGAACCAATGGAGCTTCCAAAAGACGCTAAGATTCTTGATATGGGATGTGGCGTAGGATATTTCTTAGATTCAATGAAGGAACTTGGATACACTGATCTTGTCGGTATCACCCTGAGTCCTGAAGATATCAACGCATGTCAAGAAAAAGGTCATACGACCAAGACATATGATATGTCGTTCCTTCCGCAGCAGGAAGGTTACTATGATGAATCAGTGGACTTCATTTTTGCCCGTCAATCTCTAGAACATTCTCCGTATCCTATTTTCACTTTGATGGAATACAACCGTGTACTAAAGCAGGGTTCTAAGATTTACATCGAAGTTCCTGCCCCGGACTGCGAACGCGGTCACGAATACAATCCAAATCACTACAGCATTCTTGGTGCCAATCAGTTGGCAGCATTGCTTGTTCGTACTGGGTTCAATATTGATAAGTTCAACAATCTTGAATTTGATATTGGAATTCCTCAAGAAGGTCAAGAAGAACCAAGAACAGTTTCGGAAAAGTATTTTTGTGTCGTAGCAACAAAGGCTCGTCCACTAGATATCAAGTGAGTAAATTTAAATTTTGATTAAGCAGTCACCCGCATTTTGCGGGTGATTTGTTATGTAAAGCATAAATACAACATACGGAGTTTACTATGAGACCAAGTGAAATTTTACGCGGATTAGCAGATATGCTTGATGCCAAAGAGGGCGGAATGCACCCAGCAACTGGCGCAGATTATGAATCTGAAGACGGTGAAGATTGCGGATGCGGCGATGACAATGGTCTTGCTCATGCACCAGATGATGTATTTGTTCCGCCGCTACAGATGAAACTTGAACTTCTCAAAAAAGCAACTGGCGTCGATAATATCTATGACACCGAAGAAGAATCAGAAGATGAAGTTCATCACTACAATGAACTTGCTGCAATTAAACGTAACGCAGGTATCAATCCAGTCGTACTAGACGCATTGGGTGACGACGAACCTCTAGACGTTTAAGGAGATTACCTTGAGCGGTTTTATTCAAAAAGTATTTACGAGTAGAGACAATAACGCTAACTCAGCCAACTATGTTGGTGAGCAGGATCGTCTATGGTGGAATCCAGATACTAATGCACTCTACTACAGTGATGGTAACACTCCAGGCGGACAGCCGGTAGGCATTGCCGGTAACGCCTCAATCGGGGGAAGCAATACCCAAATTCAATATAATAGTACAGGTAGTTTTGCAGGAAGCTATCAGTTAACATACGACTTTACTAATAATGTCTTATATACGCCCCCAACAATTACCAATGGCAATTTTGTTCCATCAACGCCGAGTACTTTTTCTTTAGGTACTCCTACCAATAAATGGGGCAATATGTATTTGGGACCAAACGCGATCTTTATTCAGGATATTGCAAACGTAAACAATAGTGCTGAATTGAATGTACTCAATAATATTCTTTATATTGGTAATGTTGCTGGCATTTCAACAGGAGCGATCACTAACGGCAATAGCGGTATGTTTATTACTCCAAATGGCAGTGTGCAATTTAGTACTACCGGCATTTCAAACGTATTGGTTCTAACTAACACCGGCAGTAATTTTGCTGGACCCGCCAATATAGGAGGCAATTTACAGATTGCTGGCGGATTAACTGCGAATGGCACAAGCATACTCATAGGTAATGTAACTATGTCAGGTAATGCTACAGTGCTTGGCAATCTTAATGCAAATGGATTAGTAAGTTTATCAAATATCGTACTGATGTCCGGCGAGGTTGGTATATCAGGAAATCTTACAGCAAACGGAACAAGTAACCTTGTCGGTAATGTTATTATGGGTGGAACTGTTCAGTCTATCGGTAACTTTATTGCAAACGGAACCACTAACTTAAGCGGAAACGTTTTATTGCAAAATAATATTCAGGTAACCGGGACCCTTACAGCAACCGGAACAAGTAACCTTGTCGGTAATGTTATTATGAGTGGAACTGTTCAGTCTATCGGTAACTTTACAGCAAACGGAACAAGTAACCTTGTCGGTAATGTTATTATGGGTGGAACTGTTCAGTCTATCGGTAACTTTACAGCAAACGGAACAAGTAGCCTTATAGGAACGGTAGGAATTTCTGGAAATGCGACAGTAAATGGGTCACTAAGAATTGGTAATATTTTACTAAGTAGTGATCAAATATATGATATTGTAGCAAACAATTCACTTACTATCGCAACAACCGGAACTAATGCTGGTATTATTTTTAATACCAATGAATTTAATATTTATACTACAACTAATCCTAAACCTTCGTTTCAAGTCAATGGCATTGGTGAAGTCCAGATTCTAACTCCCACGTTTGATTCAAATACTGGAGCAGTAAGTATTATTGGGTCATCCGATGGAAATTATGTCCCACCAGCATCATCGGGATCAATGCTACACATCACTGGCCAGCCCGGAACAGCAAGTAAGATACATAATGATGCTGCAAATAATTATTCGTTGTTTGTTGGTCGCAGATATGACGGAACGAGTTCATCACCAACTCCAGTAAACAGCAATGAACTTGTGGCCCGTTTTGCTGGCAGTGCCTATAATTCTGCAAATGTTTTTCCTGCCGCAGGCATTGCGCGTTTTGACATCGTTGCCAGTGAAAATCAAACAGCAACGAATCAAGGTGCTCGCATTGAAGTTTGGACAACACCAATTGGTTCAAACGTTATATCTAAACAATTGGTATTCAGTAGCAATGGTGTAACATTTAATGACGGAACAAGTCAAAATACTGCCGCCATTCCACTAAGTTATATCGGTGTTGGAAACGGCGTTGCTTCACTAAATAGTTCAGGAAAAGTTCCGACTTCTCAGTTACCTGCTGGAGCCGTGATATATATTGGTGCATGGAACGCTAGCACAAATACTCCTACATTAGGGCCAGGCTTACCAGTTGGAGTTATAGCAGGTTGGCAATATAGTGTCAGTGCAGGCGGCACACAAGATATCGGTGAAGGCTCAACAACATTTTATGCAGGTGACTATGTAATATACAATGGCACAGCATGGGATCGTATTCCTGGATCAGGGTCAGTGGTCGCTAGTTTCAATACTAGAACCGGCGCTGTTACATTACAAAGTTCAGACGTTACAACTGCATTGGGGTATACTCCATACAACGGTGCAACCAACCCTAATGGCTATGTAAACTCATCGCAAGCAGCCGCCGCAGCCCCAGTGCAATCATTCAACACTCGCACAGGTACAGTCACACTGCAAAGTTCGGATGTTACAACTGCACTAACATCAGGTAGTCTCACTAATGCTAAACTTGCAAATAGTAATATTATCATTGGTAATACTACGATCAGTTTGGGATCAACTGCAAATGCTTTGGCTGGGCTGGCAGCCGTAACTGCAACGACATTCACTGGTAATCTTACTGGTGCTGCAACAACTGCAGGAACCGTAACTACAGGTGCACAACCAAATATCACATCTGTTGGTAATCTTACCACTCTCGCGGTAACGGGCAATCTTTCTGCCGGAAATCTATCTGGTGCTGGCGCAGGATTAAGTGCAATTAATGGTGCCAACGTCACAGGAACGGTAGCAAATGCAACCTACGCAACAAGTGCTGGATTTGCAACTCTCGCAGCAACCGCAAATACGGTTGCTGGTGCCAACGTCACAGGAACGGTAGCAAATGCAACCTACGCAACAAGTGCTGGATTTGCAACTCTCGCAGCAACCGCAAATACGGTTGCTGGTGCAAATGTTACTGGGAATGTTCCAAATGCACTGAATGCATTCAATTCCACTTACGCCAGTGTCGCAAACTCAGTAACAGGAGCAAATGTTATTGGTATTGTGGCTAACGCAACATATGCCTCAAGCGCGGGAACAGCATCAAGTGCCACCTCTGCAACGACAGCAGGAACAGTTACAACCAATGCACAGCCAAATATCACATCGGTAGGTAACTTAACTTCACTTGCGGTTACTGGAAATGCAAATGTCGGAAATCTTGGAACTTCTGGTTTAATAGTTGCAACCAGTAACATCACTGGGGGTAATTTAACTACAGTGGGTATTGCTAACGTTGGCACACTTGCAGTTACTGGAAATGCAACAGTAACCGGAAATACAACAACCAGCAATCTAAATATCTCTGCGAATGGAGTAATAACTACTCCGAGAATTGCATTCAATGATGGTGGTGTAAGATCAGTAACTGGTGGAACTACACAAACTATTAATTTTAATTCTGATAGTATAGTATTATGGTATGTTCCTACTGGTGATACTACGGTTACACTTGCTAACTTTACCGCAGGATCAACAGTTAAGCTAATCGTTAGAATGGGCGGCAATGGTAGAAACATTGCGATGGGCGTATCTGATGCTAATAATAGCACCACTGGCACCACGACTATTACTGGTCATGGTCCCGGCGCATTGTATGGTGCCAATCAAGCAGTAATTCTTACTTACTCTTGTGTAGATGGCACCGCCGCGAATACATACGTTCAGGCGAGTTACGTATGATGTTTGATCCATTTCAACAAGCTAAACTGATGAACGCACACCAAAATATGCGTAATCTTAAGCCACTGCCTGAAAAAGACATGTCACTTGATGAATTGAAACGGCTTAGTGGTGGGGGAAAGATTACTGGTGAAACTACAGCAGAAATTGATACCGCATTACAATCCAAAAAGGCACAGTATATGCGCGAAAACAACATAAGACCGGGTGATCCTGAATGGTTCCAATGCATGTTCGCCAAGCCACATTTGACAGGCGAAGACCCTTTCTCAAAAAAGTAGCATATTAAAGCTAAATAATATTATGGCTAACAACAATACACCTACCTTAATTAAAACCCCTTATCAAAAGACGGTTTTTAAGACACAAAAAGAACTCGATGACTTCATTAAGTGCTGTGACCCCGCTACGGGATACTTGTATTTCATGTCCAACTTCTTCATGATTCAGCACCCAACAAAAGGTGCAATGAATTACCACCCATGGGACTTCCAAAAGAAACTCATTGAAACATACCACAAGTATCGTTCCAGTATATCATTGATGCCCAGACAGACCGGTAAATCAACATCTGCTGCTGGTTATCTTCTGTGGTATGCAATGTTCATACCAGACTCAACTGTTTTGATTGCTGCACACAAGTACACTGGCGCTCAAGAAATCATGCAGCGTATTCGTTACGCATATGAAAACTGTCCTGATCACATTAAAGCGGGCGTAACAACGTACAATAAGGGATCCATAGATTTTGAAAATGGTTCTCGTATCGTGTCTGCTACTACGACTGAAAATACCGGTCGTGGTATGTCTATCTCGCTGCTATACATGGACGAATTTGCGTTCGTGCGCCCCTCAATCGCAACAGAGTTCTGGACTTCTATTACTCCTACTCTGTCAACTGGTGGTAAGTGTATCATCACTTCTACTCCTAACTCGGACGAAGATCAGTTTGCTTTGATTTGGAAAATGGCAAACAAGACCGAAGACGAATTCGGGAATACAACCGAGCTAGGCGTGAACGGATTCAAAGCGTTTCAATCACACTGGAGCGAGCATCCCGAACGTGGTGCAGAATATGAAGCAGAAATGCGAGCCAAGCTTGGAGAAGATCGTTTCCGCCGAGAAATTCTTTGCGAGTTCATCATTGCAGACGAAACACTCATTAATCCAAACCGATTGTTTGAATTAGAGGGTACAGAACCTATATCACGAATGGGACAAGTGCGTTGGTATCAACGACCACAGAAGGGAAATCTCTATGCAGTAGGTCTTGATCCTTCGTTGGGAACCGGCGGCGATCCGGCAGCCATTCAAATTTTTGAAGCGACTACAACTACTCAAGTCGGTGAATGGAAGCATAACAAAACAGATATTCCTAGTCAAATCAAACTTCTTGCTGAAATAACCAAGTACATAGTAGAATGCACAGGTGAGCCAAACAATGTTTATTACTCCATCGAAAACAATTCTATCGGTGAAGCTGCATTGATTTCTCTTAACGAGTACGGCGAATCAAACATTCAAGGTATCTTTATCAGTGAGCCGGGCAAGAAACGCAAGGGTTTTAATACCAGTAACAAACCAAAGCTTGCTGCATGTGCCAAGTTCAAGACTCTTGTAGAATCAAAGAGAATGACAATACACAGTCGCCCATTGATCACGGAGATGAAAGCATTTGTTGCACATGGTGGAAGCTATGCTGCTAAAGTCGGAGAAACAGACGATCTTGTTATGGCATCACTGTTAGTAATTCGCATAATGACACAATTAGCAGACTATCACGGTGATTTGGAAGCGCAGATTCGTGACTATGAAGATATGATTGCTCCGCTGCCCTTCTTTGCTATTCTCGGCTGAGTTTGTATAAATACTATCATGGCGAACATTGACAACGAATCCTTCAACAAAAAGTTATATGACCTTCTGAAAGTTAGAGGCTATAAACCTGCACCACTTAATGCACAAAATCAAAGAGTTCAAGCATCTCAGGATGCAGATGTCATTGAGTTTACATTCATCAAGGATGGCAAGGAATACGGTAAAGCTTGGGTCAGCATTGATGATGCTCAGAACCTAATCGTATATTACGACAGCGAGCAGGAAAACAGCCCGGACAATGAAACTCCTGGTCTAGATTACGATGATACATGGGTTGGATTTTTGAAGCTGTTGAAGCAATGGGCACAGCGCAGACAAATGAATTTCGAACTGTCAAACAAAGACCGTTTAGGTGACGATATGCGTCAAAGGGAACACTATAAAATGAAGAAGCAATTAGGCGAAGGCTATCATCCAATGGGTAAAAAAGCATCTTATAACGATGCCGTTCCAAATGTCAAGATCGTGTTGCAACACAATCGCGCACTTGAAGAAGGTGAACAGCGTTATCGCAACGTTGCCAAGATTTATCTTGAAAACGCAGAAGGTGAGCGTTTCTTAGCTCCTACTACTCGTCCAGGTCTCGCTCGTGTATATGCTCGCCACATCGCTGAAGGTGGTGTCCCTAATGATGATCGTTGGAATCACATCAAAGGTATCTGCGAAGAATATAACAAGATGGCTGGTTTTGTTCGCGCAACCAAAAACAAGCAGTTCAATGAATCAGTACAATCACTAGTGAACGAAGGTATCAATCATTACAACACTTTGCGTGAAAACCTTAACAAACTAACTGGCCATCGCGGATACAACATGTATTTCGAATCATGGACTCCGACTCTGATGGAAGACGAAGGTTCAGACAATATCAGCGAAATGTTCATGAGTTCAAGCCTCGACCCGCGCATTGAATCAGTAATGCCAATCCTATCACGTTTGCATAAAAATGTTTCAGAAGCAAAAGAAGTCAATGAACTTTCTAACTGGGTAGATGATCTAATCAGCGAAACAATGGCTGTTGCAGAAGCACCCGGCGCGATGACGTTGAAGCACAATCAATCAACTGAGGAAAAGAATCTAAAGGCATTCGGTCTTGCAGAAGACGAAGATGAAATGGATATTACTTGGAAGGGCAGCAAGCCCTGGAAGAAACTAAAGAAAGACAAGGTTGAGGAAGACGAAAGCCTCAAATCAAACAACCCTGTTGGTATCCCAGAAAGCATTCCACAGCCGTACAAAAAGGATGAAATGCAGGATTACAAAGAACAAGAAAAGAGTTCTTTGCGTTCCAGCGATCCTGACCTCAAAGACATTGAACACGGTAATGAACTTGAAGAAGACTTGGGTCCAGAACAGAAAAAAGCAGGTCAGTTGGGTCCAACAGAAAAAGTCAAGAACAATAACATCGGTAAGCTCGTCGGCGGCTGCATGGAAAGTGCAGAAAACGATGAACTTAACAGAATTTTGGATATTGCCCGTTTCAGCCGATAACGCAAAAAACTAATATATTATGTACCCAATCTTGTAATAAATACATTGACATGAAGTGATTATTGTAATATAGTTACGTCATGTTAGTTGCTCCGACAACTAAACATAAAACACAAACTTAGCTCAACATCTAGCACATTTAAAAAGGAGAAACAAAATGGCAAGTTTAGCAGAAATCCGTGCCCGTCTAGCGGCACAAGAAAACAAGGGCCAGAACAAAGGCTCAAACAATCAATCCGACAACGCAATTTATCCGTTCTGGAACATCGATGAAGGTGCTTCGGCAACCGTTCGTTTTCTCCCAGACGGCGACACAAACAACTCATTCTTTTGGGTTGAACGTGCAATGATCAAGCTGCCCTTCAATGGTGTTAAGGGCGATTCTAACGTCAAGCAAATCACTGTTCAGGTACCGTGCGTAGAAATGTATGGCGACAATTGCCCAGTTCTCGCAGAAGTTCGCCCTTGGTACAAGGATGAATCTCTTAAGGACCTCGCTAACAAGTATTGGAAGAAGCGCACTTATCTCTTTCAGGGCTTCGTTCGCCAGAATCCACTCGGTGATGATGTCACCCCAGCTAATCCGATTCGTCGTTTCGTCATCAGCCCGCAGATCATTCCGATCATCAAGACTGGCTTGATGGATCCTGAAATGAGCGAACTTCCAACTGACTATAAGGCAGGTTTGGACTTTGTTATTCGTAAGACTAGCAAGGGTGGTTACGCTGATTACTCGACTTCGAACTATGCTCGTAAGGAATCTGCTCTTACCGAAGCTGAGCTTGCTGCAATCGATGCTCATGGTTTGTTCAATCTTGCAGACTTCTTGCCAAAGAAGCCAAGCGAAGCTGAACTTCGTATCATCAAGGAAATGTTTGAAGCATCAGTTGATGGTCGTCCTTACGACAATGACAAGTGGGGCGCATACTATCGTCCATATGGTCTTGCAGCCCCTGAGGGTGCAGCAGCCCCACAGAACGAGTCTGCTGGAACCAGCTCTCCTGCTGCACCTTCAGTAAATGTCGCTCCTACTCATGGCGCACATGCTCGGGCTCCGGCAGAAGATGATACTCTGCCGTTCGACGCTGATCCGATTGTTGTTCCGCAGCAGTCAACTTCGAGCGATAAGGCACAGGACATTCTTGCAATGATTCGTGCCCGTCAGTCTAAGTAATTAGGCTAGGGGAGGGTTTCGGCCCTCCCCATTCTTTCAGGGAAAAATCCAATGACAACATCAGAGGATAGATATAGATCACTAAAGCAGGGTAAGAAGCTTCTGGAAGAACTTTGTGATCCAGGCAAGACTCCGAGAGTCCCAAGTATTATTCGTGACCGCGCAAGAGGAATCTTACGCCACTTTCCTAATGATTATGAAATTGATCAGTTGGCAGAACAAAGTCCCGAATTACTTGAAAAAATTTCATATAATGATAAGATCAAACAAATAGCACGATAACAGGAGATTATTTTGACAACGAAACCATTCGATGTAAGTCGATTTAGGAAGGATATTACTAAGGCTATTGACGGACTTAGTATCGGGTTTAATGACCCAACAGATTGGATTAGCACAGGCAATTACGCACTCAACTATAGAATCAGCAGTGACTTCACTAAGGGAGTTCCGCTCGGTAAGGTTACTGTGTTCGCAGGTGAATCAGGTGCCGGCAAGTCTTATATTTGCTCGGGCAATTTAGTAAAACACGCTCAGGAAGCAGGCATTTTCGTAGTTCTCATCGACAGTGAAAACGCACTTGATGAAAAATGGCTTCATGCTCTAGGCGTTGATACAAGCGAGGACAAGCTCCTCAAGTTGAACATGGCAATGATCGATGACGTTGCTAAGACTATCAGTGAGTTCATGAAGGGCTACAAGGCGATGACAGATGATGTCAAGCCGAAGGTTCTTTTCATTATTGACTCGCTAGGTATGTTGCTCACTCCAACTGACGTTAATCAGTTTGATGCAGGTGATCTTAAGGGTGACATGGGTCGCAAGCCTAAGGCGTTGACCGCGCTCGTTCGTAACTGCGTCAATATGTTCGGTAGTCACAATGTTGGACTCGTTGCAACTAATCACACATATGCTTCACAGGATATGTTTGATCCCGATGACAAGATTTCAGGTGGTCAGGGCTTCATTTATGCCTCATCTATCGTCGTAGCTATGCGTAAGCTCAAGCTCAAGGAAGACGAAGATGGTAACAAGGTCAGCGAAGTCCGAGGTATTCGTGCTGCATGTAAGGTCATGAAGACTCGTTATGCAAAGCCATTTGAGTCTGTTCAGGTCAAGATTCCGTATGATACTGGTATGAGTCCGTATTCAGGTCTTCTCGACATGTTCGAAGCAATGGGTCTTCTCAAGAAGGAAGGCAACTCTCTAGTCTATACCAAGCTTGATGGCAGCATCATTAAGAAGTTCCGCAAGGCTTGGAATGCAAATGATGACGGTTGTCTCGACACTATCATGGCAGAGTTCGGTAAGCATCCGGTAGCTGTTGCCCTAGTCGAAGAAGACGAAAACGCAGATGGTTAAAATTGATCAGATAGTGGAAGCTTTCCAAGCAGGTAAGTTTCCAGAAACTTCCACTACCTCATCAGAATTTCAACACGAGTACGGTAAACTATTAAATCAAGCAACTAAACTAGCGGATGTCAGAAAAAATTATGCTTTGTATAAGTATAATGACATTTTTATGTTAGTAAAGTCTGATGGAACTATCTTAGGTATGTTGCGTTTGGGTAACGAGCATATCGGTAACAAAGATTATCTCGGCGTAAAGGGAATTTATGTTCCTGCCGAACTAAGAAAAGGTAATGCTTTGTACTGGTTGCTGTATTCAGTAAAGGAACTGGTGGATAAGGATGTAGTAGCAGATGGCGCTATCTTTGATGATGGGCAGGCACTTGTTAATGCTATCCAAAAAACTAACATGTTCCATGTGTTTGACCTTAACAAAGAAACCGGAGAAGTTACTGAGGTAAACGAACCAATATCTTCATCGAACCATTGTTATCTTTTTAGAACTACCAAGTTGGGGTTTGGAGAGCAAATGTTTACTGAAGGAATGGAATTTACTTGGTACCCGCTATTTGGAGAAATCGAGGAATAATATGAGCTTAGCACTTATAAATGAAATTTGGAAAACGCTTAAGCCGTCACTTGACGCAGGTAATGTAGCCGATGAAGCCGCAGAGACACTGGTAAACTATCTCATTGAAGAAGACTATTCTCCTGCTGAAATCAAGCATACGTTTAGAGGAGACAGAGACATAAAGGACGCACTTGAGTTCTTTATGGAATCTCCCGAAGACGGTCTCTACCATGAAACGGTAGATGACATTTTTGACGACTACCACAACGAAGACGAAGAAGAAGACTGGTAATGTCCTGGTATAGCCGAATCACTCAAGACCTAAGCGTTATCCCCGACTTCATTGCTCATTATGAAAATGAGTTGATGTCAGCTAAGAGTGACGTAAAGGTCTATGGGAACGTAGAGAAGAATATTTCTAATCTGCCAGGCATAACTGAGTACCGTTTCAATCAACTACAAGAGATTGAGGCGGTACTCAATTACCTAAACATTCAACTGCGTAAGATTCGCAGAAAGCATTACAAAAAATATCTAGAAGCATATAACAGAGCATTGACCGAACGCACAGCCGAAAAGTACGTAGACGGTGAAGATGAAGTTATTGATTATGAAGTCCTAATCAACGAAGTAGCATTTTTGCGAAATCGTTGGTTGGGCGTCATGAAGGGCATTGACACCAAACAGTGGCAGCTTGGTCACATTGTTAGGTTGAGAACAGCCGGCATGGAAGACATTTCGATTGGGTAACAAAACCCTTGCATTTCAACACTAATTGCGATAGTTTAAGCACATGATGACAATTGCTACATTAAATCAAATTTTACCCACTGCGGAGATGGATATTTTTGTATCTACCTTTCCTGGTAGGGACGAAAATAGTTTTGACATAAACGAAGACGTTCTTGTTCTCAGTTGCGTCATTAAGAGGCTTCGAGACCAATATGATCAGGATCCGGACAATTTCGAACTAAACACGATGCGTAAGCCGGTTCACACTCTGTGGCTTAGTGAAGACGATAAGCTATTGTCAGGACTAATCAAAGACGAAGACCGCGAACTAGCAGCTAATATTCGTAAATACTACGAACAGAAAATGTTGATGTTTAAGTTGCGTGACGGAAATCTCTCAACGTTTCGTGAAAAGCTGATTGCCTTTCTTTCAAGCAATCATTTTGATCTTAGGAAGGGTACATATTCCTATAGAGAGTCATTCATCAAGATAGCTTACCGGCTTCCCTATTTTTATCAGTATGATCTTGGCCTGAACGAAATTTTTGGCGGAGATTACATTTCTCTTATCGGGGAAGAAAAGTTTAAAGGCAAAAAGAAGCTGACATATATCGGGAAGCTGAACGCTAATAAGCGAACTAGTCACTCCTTTGAGTACTGGTTCAAGGATGATAATGATAATCGAGTTCTAGTGCCGATTGAAAAGGGTAATCCGTTGATTGCACTTTGGGAACGACATTTGACCGAATCAGAAGTTACATTTGATGCACACTTTATTAAGCGCATGAAAGACAAAATGGAATTTTATGAGGCACCGATTAACTCTAAATTAGTGCTGTAATTTTTGAAAAACCGGTTGACATTCTCCCTTGTTGTCTTTATATCAGTTATATCGACAGCAAGGGAGCTTTGTTATATGGCTTACAGGATTCTTACTGAGCAAGAACGCAAGTGGCAGCCGCGCAAGGGTCTCGAAGGTCCGTTCTTTTATCCCAACGGTCGGGTCGCATATTACGATCCCATCGAAGGTGCATACTGGGATCCGACAACTGACTTCTATCTGTCCTATGACGAAATCTCGGAGTTGCAAAACTCTGTTTTCAATAAATTGAAGGCTTAAACAATGAACTATGAATTTCCCCTTATCCGCAACATCTCTGATGTGCTGCCTGCCATTGAAGGTCGTGACGAGTTCGTTGTGGCTGCGAAGGAAGGATACACGGTCATCAACTACAATGTGATGATGGCTGATACGTTTCCTAATGTCGTGGTGCCGAATATCGGACTAACTCCCGATGGTCCGTGCGATATCAATGATGTGTATGCCAAGATTCGCCGTGAATGTCGTGGTATCATCTTCGACTCCAAGACTGGTGAAATCCTTCGTCGCCCGTTCCACAAGTTCTTCAATGTGAATGAGCGTGAAGAGACTCAGGATCATGTCATTGATCTGTCGCGCCCTCATGCTATCCTTGAGAAGCTGGATGGTTCGATGATTGCACCGTTCATTGTGAATGGTCAGATGATCTGGGGTACGAAGATGGGTGCTACCGATGTGGCAAAGCCTGTTGAGGAGTTTGTTAAGAACAATCCTCTTTATGAAAAGTTTGCAGTTGAAATGCTTCTGGCTGGCCTAACGCCTATCTTTGAATGGTGTTCGCGTAAGCAACGTATCGTTCTTGATTATAAAGAAGATCAGCTTGTTCTGACTGCTATTCGCCAGATGGACACGGGCCGATATCTTACACATGATGCTATGGTCGGTAATGTTAATGCATTTACACTTAATGGCGGATATCTTCCTGTCGTTCGTGCATTCGAGCCGCAGACCGATATGAAGGCTTTCCTTGAATACGTTCGTGATCTGGAAGACCTTGAAGGGTTCGTGGTTCGTTTTGATGATGGTCATATGTTGAAGTTGAAGTGCCATTGGTATCTCCAGATTCACAAGGCGAAGGAAGCTATCCTGCAAGATCGCAATGTAGTGCAAATGATATTGGAAAACACCATCGATGATGTTAAGGCACATCTACCCGTAGAGGATCGCGATGCAATTACTGTGTTTGAAAATGACTTTAACGAAGCAATCAATCAGAGGGTTAATAAAATTTGGTCTGATGTTCAATTTTATAAATCTGATAAGTATATCGGTGATCGTAAAGAATTTGCAATTAATCACGCAACCAACTTTGATAGCTTCGCGCGCCCTATTATGTTCTCTTTGTGGGATAAAGAAGGCACTAAAGAGCAAGTTAAAGATGCAATATATAGTGTTATTATTAACAATTTGTCTCGCAATACTAAGTATGAAGCACTGCGAGACAAATGGTTCCACAACGTAAAGTTTAATGCTAGTTAATTATAGTAACCTCATGTCCTTTGTGGTATCTACCTCTACTTCCCGCATTCTTTCCTTCTTTTTTGCAAGTATGGCAATACCATTTTTCGGACGTTGAAGGATGTTCATATCCTTCTCTTTTTTGAAAATTGTGAGTTTTATTTTTAACCCTTTTCAATGCTCTTTCCTGCTGAGACTTGCTGTCTTGAAAATTATGGGTTCCTGCATTAACTCTATCTGATGAGTGACTTGTTCCATCGGGACGTTTGAGTAAATGGTGTGAACCATCATTTACTCTGCGTCTATTGTGTTGGCGTTGAATTTCGCCGCCAACAAAAACATTTGTCCCTTCACGGACCATTCTCAGTGCTTTTTCTCTCTGGAACTCCGAATCTTGGAAGTTGTGAGTTCCATTTTCTACTCTTCTATTCGCCGCCAATCGTGCCAATTCTGATATTTCTTTTGATGACAACTTCAGTCTTTCTGCCATTAACCAGCAAGCTCCCCAATCGCCTTGGGAATAATGAATATCATAATGTTCTTGTGCAGATACTGCGATTAAATTAGATGGGTCGTTATTTTTATGATTGCCGTCTATATGATGAATTTCATAGGATTTTCCATCAGCATCTATTGGGATTGGCCCATAGTAATCTTCGTAAATTTTACGATAAATTTTGCTGGGTGTTCTGTTTTTTGAATAAGTAGTCATGCTGATTGCTCCTTCATAGCATTAGAGTGAGTGGGAATTGGGCTTCCGCGACTCACAACTATTTATCTCTCTTCTTGACATATGAATTATTTTTGTATATAAAAACAATGAAGGGTAGTTATGATGACTAACGAATTAACCAAACTGCTACAAGAATGGCTTGACATTCATGATGAACCGTGTCATCATGATCATCATGGCTATTGTCAGGCACATTTTTTGGAAGACAAAGGCAACTGTATTGTGGAACGAACTCGCAATCTATTGAAGGAAAAAGAAGATGACTAAGACCTGTACTATTCTTATTGGGGTTCCTGGTTCTGGGAAATCCACGTGGACTGCTCATCGCAGGGTGGAAAACGTGTTCAAGCGTGGACACGAAGTTGTGCTTTCCACCGACAAGATCATTGAGGAAGTAGCACATATGTATGGCTACACGTATGATCAGGCATTCAAGGAACTCGTTGGGTTCGCTGAAAAGGTCCTGTGGGACGGTGCTACGGAATGTGCAGAAAACGGGGAAAGTGTGATCATTGATCGTACTAATCTGTCTGTAAAGTCTCGTAAGAAGTTCATTGACTTTTTTAAGGGACACGGCTACACGTTTGAAGCAGTGGTGTTTCCGACTCCCGAACCGGCTGAATGGAACCGTAGACTCGAATCTCGGGCAGGCAAGACTATTCCTCAGCATGTACTGGGGACTATGGTTCAGTCTCTGACCTTGCCAACCGAAGAGGAAGGTTTTTCTAAGATCACCGTTTTTTCTAGTTGACATGGCTCCTTTGTTTCAGTGTCATCACACTA